TATTGCCAGTACACCTCAGTGCTTCCTGTGCAAAATACCAGGTCGCCCCAATCTGTCGGGATTTCAGGATCATCCTGTTACGTATCCCGGCTTCCCTGCAAAGGGTCAGGGAGTCAAACCAGCCCCACTGATGCCACTCCAGCCTGCTGATGATTTTTTCCCGCAGTGCGGCAATCTGTTCCGGCGTGAAATGATTTTTGAGTTTTTTCGCCCGGCCTTTCTTTCCTGCGGCCATCACATCCGGCTGGCCATCATGCAGCTTTTTAAGCTGCCGGGTCAGCAGGTCTATTTCCTTAAAGTCACCGCCTGTTTTATTCTGTTTTTCAGTAAGCTGGATGAGGCGCGCATCGATGGACTGCGTGACACGCTGCACGGGTGGCGTTTCATCCCACTGGTCACGTTTTTTCCACGCATAAATCGTGTTCGGGTTTATTCCCATCAGACGTGATATTTCTGCGGGCGGATAACCCTGCCAGTAAAGTTGCCGCGCACGCTGGCGCACAAAAGCGTCCTGAATCATTGCTCCCCCTGAGTAATTACAGGAAGATTACCCGCGCGCGAAACTGTTCTCCTTAACCCTCTGTTCTGACTGTTTTCTTACAACAAAAGCCCTTTGTATCAGCCTGTTACGCTTTGCCATCATGACTGAAGAACCAGTCAGAGGGGCAAAAACTATGGCTAATGAAAAAAAGACATCCCGCAAAAAGTTTCGCGTGGCTGTCTCCGGATCAACTGTTGATGGCCGTGAAATCAGTCCGGTGCATCTGCGTGAAGCCGCCGAGAACTTCAACCCGGATGTTTACGCTGCCCGCGTGAACGTTGAGCACTATCTCTCGCCATGTCCGTCAAGCGAATTTTCCGCAATGGGCGATGTCACCGCACTGAGTACGGAAGACATTACGGAAGGTCCGCTGGCCGGACGTACTGCGCTGTATGCAGAAATCGAACCTACCGAACGCATGAAGCAGCTTGTCGCGGACGGCAAGAAAATCTATTCCAGTATCGAACTGCACCCGCAGTTCTCCGTTAACGGGCGCGCCTATCTGGTCGGGCTGGCGATGACCGACACCCCGGCAAGCCTGGGCACTGAGCGCCTGAAATTCACGGCACAGCAACGTCAGGCGGTGACGACGTTCAACAGTATCCAGGGTGAAGCACCGCTTATCTCCGAAGCCATCGAGTCTGAAATCATCGAAATGGCAGAACAACGCCAGGAAGAAGGCACCCAGTGGTTTAACCGCGTAATGGGGATTATTGGTCGTGGCCGCAAAGCGGATGACGCCAGTTTCTCTCGAATTCAGGAAGCGGTGGAAGGCGTTGCAACGTCACAGGCCGACATTATCGACCGTTTTAATGCACTGGAAACCCGCCATCAGCAGGACCGCCAGAAAATCACGTCACTGACCACAGAGCTGACAGCATTGAAGGAAAAACTGCGCACGCAGGACGGCGATCCGCAGAACCGCTTCACCGCAACGGGCGCAGCCTCCGACCAGCTGGCTGACTTCTGATAAGACAAAGGAGCAAATTTTTTATGAATCTGGTGATGTCAGATATTACCCGCAACAAGCTGGGTTGCTATATGGCGAAGCAGGCGTCGCTTAACAATATCCCGGTATCTGCACTGGTATCGCGATTTACCGTGGAACCAGCGGTGCAGCAGCGTTTTGAAAACGCCTCAAAGGAAAGTACCGAATTTACGAAAAGAATTAACGTGATCGGCGTGACCGACCAGAAAGGCGAAAAAATCCTCCTGGACACCACCGGGCCAATTGCGCGCACGAATAGCAGTTATGACGGCATCAAACGCCGTAACCCGAATAACGTGATCGATATGAAGTCTCGTCAGTACCAGTGCGAACAGGTGAACTACGATACCTTTATTTCGTACCCACAGCTTGATACCTGGGCGGCCCACAGCGATTTTCAGCCCCGTATCAGTACACAGATCGCCCGGCAGGTAGCGCTTGATCGCATCATGATTGGCTTTAACGGCACATCCCACGCCTACGAGTCTGAATTTTCACACCAACAAGCTGCTTCAGGACGTTAACGTGGGCTGGCTGGAGCACATCAGAACCGATGCCAGCGAGCGCGTAATGAATGACGTGACGCTGACCTCCCGCAACATGGACAACACTGTGGCGCACGCGGGTAAGTATGCGAATGCCGATGCTCTGGTACAGGATGCGCGCTCATCCCTGCTGGATGAATGGCACAAGGAAGCTGACGACCTCGTGGTGATTATGGGGCGCAACCTGTTTAACTCGCTGCGTCTGCCCGTGCTGAACAGCATCAGTGGCCAGAATCCCAATGCGGAATTACTTGCCGGGCAGCTCATCCTGTCATCGCGCACCATTGGCGGGCTGGGCGTGTTCCTTGCGCCGTTCTTCCCGGATGCAACGATGCTTATCACCTCGTTCAACAACCTGTCGATTTACTGGCAGAAAGGTTCAATGCGTCGCCTGATGAAAGACGAGCCGGAATACAACCGCATCGCCACCTACCAGTCCATCAATGACGCTTATGTCGTTGAAGACTATGGCAAGTGCGCGATGGTCACTGGCCTGAAGTTCGCCGACAGCTAATCAACTCACGGCGGGCATCATGCCCGCCTGTAACGGAGAGAAAAAATGATTACTCCTGCACAACAACACTGGCAGAACGTGATGGCACAGCGCGCAGGCCGGGCGAATGAAGGTGTGGACCACGCCGCGTGTACCGCGCATGAAGAGGTGCTGTATCGTCTGCGTCTGGCACAGGCCAGGCTAAAGGCCATACAGGCCAGAAGCGCGAAAGCCGCCATCAAAAAAGAGTTGTTGCCGGACTTTTCCGGCTGGATTGAGGGAACGCTGGAGGCTGACGGCGGGCAACAGGACGAAGTAATTGCCACGCTGATGGTGTGGGCGATTGACTGCGGCGATCTTCCGCTGGCGCTGCGTATTGGTGCATATGTGGTCCGTCACAACCTCATCATGCCGGATAACTTTGGCCGTACTGCTGCCACGGTACTGACCGAAGAAATCTGCAACCCGGTACTGACGCAGGCTGGGACGGATGCCGACGCGGATTTATCCGCCTTTATCGAACCACTGGACACACTTTGGGAAATTGTCGCCAACCAGGACATGCCGGACGAAGTGCGCGCCAAATTATGCAAGGCGTGTGCCTTTGCCCGTCGTGGCCTGACCGATGCAGACAACATGGCCTCATCACTGAAGCTGCTGCGCGAAGCGATGCACCTGAACCCGAACGCAGGTGTGAAACGCGAGATTGCAACCCTTTCCCGCGCCCTGAAAAAAGCCGATTCCGCAGCCGAACCAGAAGACGCCAGCGCACAGCAGGCGCAGGACGAAAGCAGCAAAAGTAAAAAGACAACGCGGAAGCCTGCAACACGAAAAACCACCGCGACGCAGAAGGCAAAGCGCGGTTAACGACTGACCCCGTCAGCGGGCGGCGTGCGCGGTGTTCCGGTTTGACTCCGTGACCGTTTACACCGCGCACCCACCGCCCGATTTTTTCAGGAGTAAACCCCATGAGTATGGTTGCCAGAACTAACCCCGGCCCCGCAGAGGACGACATCACCGATACCGATGATGGCGACACTCGCATTTCAGCGGGTGCATTCTGGCCGGATATTGTGCTGCGTGAGCTGCGTCTGGCGGTACGACTGCCGGGCCGCGTGACCACCTCCCGCCTGCTGCATACCGCCACCGGGGCCATAGCACACGTTACCCGCGAACTGGAAGCATGGCAGCAGGAACAACAGGCGGCTGGCTATCAGACGCTGGCCGATGTTCCGGCCCCTGTAATTAACGGAGAAAGCGTCAATCTCTGGCACTGGCGCAATGCTGTTTATACCGCCACACGCGCCCTGATTCTGGAGCGTTACCGCGATGCGGACACAACGGACAAGGGCGACCGCCGGGCGGACGCACTGGATATACAGACATCGGATTTGTGGCGCGATGTGAGCTGGGCCATCTCTGACATTCTGGGACGACCGCGAATGTTTGCGGAGCTGTGCTGATGAAAGTGAAGGCACTGGAAGGCGACACCGTGGATTCGCTCTGTTTCCGGTACTACGGCACGACACAGGGCGTCACCGAAAAGGTGCTGGATGCCAACCCCGGACTCTGTCAGCAGGTATTTCTGGACGCCGGGCAGGAAGTGGAGATGCCGGAGCCGGAGAAGAAGAAACGAGAAATGATTCAGTTGTGGGGGGAGTAGCAGTGAGCACCATTCAAACAGGGATCACAGAGCAGGTTATTGCGTGGCTCTTTGACCACCTGCCAACGGTGTATGCAGTAGGCGCGGCTGTCAGCATTTCCGCGCTGATGAGTCTTTATGACGGACGAACACTGGTTCAGACCGTAACGGGATCGCTGGCGTGCGGCGTTCTTGCCATGGCCGTGGCCGGGTCGCTGCGCTTCTTCGGGATCCCTGAGGATGCAGTGACGTTTTTTGGTGCCTCAATCGGTTTTATGGGCGCAGAGAAAGCACGCGACAAGGTTATTGCAATATTTGATCGCAGGGTGAAGGAGAGGAACGAATGAGCAACACATTTAAATTCAGCAGCCGAAGCGAAAAGAATTTGCAGGGTGTAAATCCTGATCTGGTGAAAGTGACCCGACGGGCGCTGGAAATCTCGGAAGTGGATTTTGGTATCACCGAAGGATTGCGCAGTCGTTATCGTCAGAAGCAGCTCGTGACCACAGGCAAGAGCCAGACCATGAACAGTCGCCATCTCACAGGGCATGCCGTGGATGTTGTGGCTTATGTTGGCAGCCAGGTGTCATGGGAATGGCCGCTGTACGAAAAAATCGCAGCAGCATTCAGACAGGCCAGCCGGGAACTGAATATTCCGGTGGAATGGGGCGGCGACTGGAAGACCCTGAAAGACGGACCGCATTTTCAGTTACCACACGGAGCCTATCCGGCATGAAGCTCTGGCCCACGCTTGGCGTCGCTTTCCTTCTGATTGCCGCATGGGGAACATCCATGCGTCTGTCGTGGTCGCTGGGCCGGGAGAACGCCAGAAACGAAGCGCAGGCCAGCACCCTGAAAAGTACCGTCGACACACTGAATATCATCAGCGCCGGGGTACAGGATATGCAGCAGGTGCTGGCTCAACTCCGCGCGGACAATCAGCAACGCAATCAGGACGGAGAGGTAAGACGTGAACAGCTACGCAACGATATTGCAAAAGATGAATGCGCCCACGCTTTGCCTGACGCTCGTTTTACTGACAGGTTGCGCAGGCACGCAGAACGCGCCACGGCCAGCGCCGTCAGTCCGGCTTATACCGCAGACGCTGACCATGCCGGTAACGCCTCCCCCCTTCCCTGACCAACCCACATGGGGAAACCTCGGAATATGGGGCGACCGCCTTCTGGATGCACTGGAAACCTGTAACGCGGATAAACGGGCCATTGCTGAACTGGATAAGAGAATAGCCGAACTGACACACCAGACGGGAGTAACACAATGACCAGTAAGAACTTTGCACTGATTACAGCCATGACACAGGCTGAACTGACTCAAAAGGTGAATGAACATCTTGCGAAAGGGTGGCATCTTCAGGGGGAGACGCGGGTTGCCTACGACCCCGGCACCCCGTGGTATCTAATGCAGGCAATGGTGGCCGATGGCACTACAGACATCTCACCTGATTCCCCCCAGCACGGCAGCGTGCCGGAGTGGTATTACGTGGTGGTACTTGCTGGTCAATCCAATGCCATGTCATATGGTGAGGGAATGCCGCTGCCGGATTCTTACGATGCGCCCCACCCACGCATTAAGCAACTGGCCCGTCGCAACACAGTGACTCCCGGTGGTAAAGCATGCGCATTTAACGACATCATTCCGGCAGATCACTGCCTGCATGATGTTCAGGATATGAGCGCACTGAATCACCCGAATGCAGACCTGAGCAAAGGGCAGTATGGCTGTGTCGGACAGGGCTTGCATATTGCCAAACGCCTGTTGCCTTACATTCCACAGAATGCCGGGATTTTACTGGTTCCATGCTGTCGTGGTGGTTCGGCATTCACCCAGGGCGCGGAGGGGACATTCAGCGAGTCCACAGGAGCCAGTCAGGATTCGGCTCGCTGGGGGGTGGGTAAACCTTTATATCAGGACCTGATTTTGCGCACGCAGGCCGCATTGCAGAAAAACCCAAAAAACATGCTGCTGGCCGTATGCTGGATGCAGGGCGAATTTGACATGAGCGCCGCTACGTACTCACAGCAACCTCCGCTGTTTGCGGCCATGCTGAAACAGTTTTCGTGCGGACATTACCGAGTTTAACACGCAGTGTCATGGAGGCAGAGCGGCAAGTGTGCCATGGATTTGTGGTGACACGACGTATTACTGGAAAAACACCTACGGCACGCAGTACGACACCATTTACGGGGCGTACAAAAACAGGGAGAGCGACAACGTTTTCTTTGTGCCATTCCTGACCGATGGTAGTGGCAACAATACCTCCACCAACGCACCAACGGAAGATCCGGATGCTGCAAGTGAGGGATATTACGGTGCGGCATCGAGAACGAATGGAAACCAGGTATCATCAAACCGCCCGACACATTTCAGTTCATGGGCGCGCAGGAGCATTATTCCGGATCGTCTGGCAACCGCTATTCTGAACGCAGCCGGGCGCACCTCAGCCTTCATCAGTGGTAAGGCACCGGAAATCAAACCCTCGCCCGGCGGCGACACGCCATCGGGGCCGTCTGAAGATGCATCCGTACGCACAATCTCCCTGTTGCCGACAGCCGGAGACGCTGCTGCGCAGGGCTGGAGCATTAAGAATGGCGGAATTCAGTTGTCAGAGGGGGTATTTAAGATCACCAAGCAGAGCAATAAAGCCTGGTCCCTGACGCGCCCGGTGGATGACGCAGTCTCCCTGCTGACACGGGGTGGCAGACTGAGCTGTAAGTTTCGACTGTCAGGCGCACTGACCAACAATCAGTTCGGTCTGGGAATTTATCTGTATACCGATGTAGCGTTACCTGACGTCGTGGCGATGACCGGGACTGGTAACCCGTTCCTGATGTCGTTCTTCACCCAGACCACAGACGGCAAACTGAATCTGATGCATCACAAGAAAGCAGGAAACACAAAGTTGGGCGAGTTCGGGAATTACAGTAACGACTGGCAGACGCTGGAGCTGGTGTTCACCGCCAGCAGTGCCACGGTTACTCCGAAACTGAATGGAGTGGCTGGCCCGGCATTCCAGGTCATAAAAGACAGTCTGACACTGGGGCTGAATGCACTGACGCTGACGGATATTACCAAAAATGCAACGTATGGCGTTGAGATAGAAAGTCTGGTGCTGGAAATAAATAGTCCTGCAGCGTAAGGAAGAACAGGAGAGCAAAACAGATGCTTAAGACAAACAGCCTCCGGAAGGGCATGATTCATGGGTGTCGCTGGTGTCAGGCCAACCCGGAAAAATTCACCATTTTCGTGGAGAGCGGCAACATTGAAACGACCGGAGAAACGCCCTCGTTTGTTTACCGCTATCAGATGGTGATGTTTGTCATGGATTACGCCGGGGAGCTGGACGACCTCACGCTGCCGCTACTGGCGTGGTTATCCGAAAATCAGCCGCAATTGTTGCTTAATCCGGAGCGTAATCAGGACATCAAATTCTCCGCCGTTATCAATGACGATGACAGCGCCGATCTCCTGTTTACACTCCCTCTGCGGGAACGCGTTCGCATCACGCGCAGCAGTCAGGGGGCACCGCAGGCAGAACACCTGCAGGAGCCAAAACCCCGTCTGCCATCTTCCGAAGGCGACTGGTCGCATGTATTCCAGGATGTGACGTGGGGTGAAAGCGATGGATAAGGCATTCACCCGCGTGGATGAAACCTTTGAGGCTATCCGCGACAGCCTGAATCAGCAGGCCATCAATAACATCGCCAGAAAGCTGGCACAGGATTTACGTCGCGCCCAGCAGGCACGTATCCGGTCACAGAAAGCGCCGGACGGGACCGCATGGACACCACGCAGACGCCGCGTAACCCGGATACAGGAGCGCATTCGCTTTATCTGGAATAACGAAGCACGCACGCTGAAAAACTGGCATCACGACACGGGGAAATACGGGCGAACCATTACCGGGTGGGATGAGGATAAAAACAATATCCGCACGTTTTACCGGGATGACATCGACCGCTTTCTGGAAATACGCACCCGGCGCATCAACCAGGACAGCACAAAGCGCGTCCCCATGTTCGTAAAACTGCGCACCGCCCGCTACCTGAAAGCCCGTGCAGATGCTTCCGGTGTGACGGTGGGTTACAGCGGCGTGGCCGCACGTATTGCCCGCGTTCATCAGTTCGGTGAGCGCGATCAGGTTGCGCCGGGCATTTTCACCGATTACCCGGTACGTGAGCTGCTGGGTATCAGCCAGGCAGATGAGCGCCTGATTTATAACACGGTGCTAGGCCGGATTGCGGAGGCTGTACGGTGAGCGCAGAACTCATGCGACTGCTGAGCAACATCATCCGCACCGGGATCATCTCTGAAGTTGATGAGAAGTCCTGGCGCGTGCGCGTTCGTAGCGGCGAACTGGAAACAGGCTGGCTGCGCTGGAACACCACGCGCGCGGGAGCCTTCAATGTGTGGCTGCCGCCATCACCCGGCGAACAGGTGGTAATTGCCTGCATTGGCGGCAACCCGGAAACCGCCATGATAATTGGCAGTCTGTGGAGTGATGCCATTCCGGCACCCGGCAAAAGTCTGAAAGAAATCGCGGTCAGCGCGCCGGATGGCGCGGTGTTCCGCTACGACGCGGACGCAGGCGCACTGAGCGCCAGCGGCATGAAAACGGCCACTTTGCAGGCATCCGTCAGCGTGACACTGGACACGCCTGTCGTGGAATGCACAGACCTTCTGAGAACGGCGACGCTTGACGTCACAAAAGGGGGAAAGATGAGCGGCAATATCACGCACAGCGGCGGCAATTTCACCTCAAACGGCATCACAGTGCATACGCATAAACACGGTGGCGTTAAAGGTGGCAGCGATTCGACAGGAGGCCCGCAGTGACAGCCCGCTACACAGGAATGAACCCGGACGGGACGGGAAACCTGAATGATATGGAGCACCTGAAACAGTCAGCCAGGGACATCCTGACCACCCCGCTGGCCAGCCGGGTTATGCGACGGGAATATGGCAGCCTTGTACCTGATTTGATTGACGAACCCATGAATAACACCACGCGTCTGCAATGCATGAGTGCTGCCGTGATTGCGCTGACACGATGGGAACCCCGCATTGCCCTGGACGCCATCGACGTTGTCTGGAAAGCGGGAGGCCGCGCCGGGGTGACGCTGTCGGGCACTGTCATGCAGACCATGCAGAATGTTGAGTTAACCATCACGCTGAGGGAGTAAATCATGCCTGCTGTTGACCTTTCCCAGTTACCGGAACCCGCCATCATCGCGGAGCCTGACTTTGAAGCAATTCTGGCTGACACAAAGGCCATGATGATTGCGTCCTATCCTGCCGAACAGCGTGAAGCCGTCTCCGCCGCGCTGGAGCTGGAATCGGAGCCCCTGAACGTTATCGCTCAAACCATGTCTTTTCGTGAAATGCTGTTACGCCAGCGGGTTAACGAGGGCGCACGCGCCTGCATGTTAAGCCACGGTTCAGGGACAAACCTGGACAACCTCGCGGGCAATATGAACACAAAGCGCCTGGTTATCACTCCGGCAACGGATACCACCGACGCGGTGATGGAGAGCGACACCTCGCTGAGACTGCGGGCGCAGCGGGCGTATGACGGCCTGAGTGTTGCTGGCCGTCAGGTGCATACGAGTATTTTGCACGCAGCGCCAGCGGTCTGGTGCGTGATGCGCGGGCCATCAGCCCGTCTCCGGCCTGTGTGACGGTTTCCATTCTGTCCACTGAAGGCGACGGCACAGCAACGGAGGCGTTGCTTAATACCGTTCGCGCCGTTCTGAATGCAGAGGATACCCGCCCGGTGGCCGACCGCCTGAGGGTACAGAGCGCCAGCATCGTGACATGGCGGCTGAATGCAAAACTGTACTTTTATCCCGGCCCGGAATCCGAACCTATTCTGGCCGCGGCGGAATCGTCATTCAGGAAGTGGCTGGCTGAACAGGGGCTTATCGGTCAGGACGTGGCGTTGTCCGCCATTGCTGCCGCACTGCATGTGCACGGTGTGCAACGCGTGGAGATAATCGAACCCACACAGAATATGGCCATCAGCGACATACAGGCGGCGCGCTGTGAGTCATTCACCATCAGCGAAGGTGGGCGCAATGAGTAATTCACTGTTACCACCATCAGCCAGCAATTTCATGCGTTGTGCCGAAGCCGTCGGAACACGCATTACAGACATTCCGGTAGACCTCAACACGCTGTGGTCGCCGGACACCTGCCCGGTGCATCTGCTGCCTTATCTCGCCTGGGCGTTTTCCGTTGACCGCTGGGCTCGCAACTGGCCGGAAGAGACAAAGCGACAGGTGATTCGTGATGCATGGCTGACACACCGACACAAAGGGACCATCAGCGCACTGCGAAGAGCCGTGGAGCCTCTCGGCTATCTGATTGAAGTAAAGGAGTGGTGGCAACTCAACGAGGAGCCAGGAACATTTCGCATTGTTGTCGGAGTACTTGATCAGGGCATCACCGATGAAATGTATCAGGAACTTGAGCGCCTTATTGCGGATGCAAAACCAGTAAGTCGCCATCTGACGGGGCTGGCGATCAGCCTGAGTGTGAACGGAAAGATTTTCGTTGGTACGGGATGCTATCACGGCGATGCCCTGACGGTTTATCCCTACACCCCGGAGTCCATTATTGTCGAAGGGGATTATTTCCCTGCCCCGGCCATTCATTTAATTGATAATCTGAGAGTAAACGCATGACAGTGAAATACTACGCCATTCTGACTAATCAGGGCGCGGCACGACTGGCTAACGCGACGATGCTCGGCAGTAAGCTGAATCTGACGCAAATGGCCGTTGGTGATGCAAATGGTGTGTTACCAACACCAGACCCTGCACAAACAAAACTGATTAACCAGAAACGCATTGCACCGCTGAATCTTCTGAATGTTGACCCTAACAATCAGAGCCAGATTATTGCGGAGCAAATCATCCCTGAAGACGAGGGAGGATTCTGGATCCGTGAGATTGGTCTTTATGATGATAAAGGTGTACTCATTGCGGTGGCAAACTGCCCGGAAACGTACAAACCGCAGTTGCAGGAAGGCAGTGGACGCACCCAGACTATCCGCATGATTCTGGTTGTCATGAACACCAAAGCCATCACGCTGAAAATCGACCCGTCTGTGGTTCTGGCAACCCGCAAATATGTGGATGATAAAATCTCAAAGCACGAGCAGTCACGACGTCACCCGGACGCCTCGCTGACCGCAAAAGGCTTTGTTCAACTCAGTAGCGCCACCAACAGCGATTCAGAAACGCTGGCGGCAACACCAAAGGCGGTAAAGGCAGCCTATGACCTTGCTAACGGGAAATATACCGCACAGGACGCCACGACAGCACAAAAAGGCATTGTCCAGCGCAGTAGCGCCACCAACAGCGATTCAGAAACGCTGGCGGCAACACCAAAGGCGGTAAAGGCAGCCTATGACCTTGCTAACGGGAAATATACCGCACAGGAGGCCACGACGGCACAAAAAGGAATTATCCAGCTCAGTAGTGCAACCAACAGCACATCTGAAACGCTTGCTGCAACACCGAAAGCAGTGAAAGCAGCTAATGACAATGCGAATGGTCGGGTACCTTCTGCCCGTAAGGTGAATGGTAAGGCGCTTTCGGCGGATATAACACTGACGCCGAAAGATATTGGTACGCTTAACTCAACAACAATGTCATTCAGCGGTGGTGCTGGTTGGTTCAAATTAGCAACGGTAACCATGCCACAGGCGAGTTCTGTTGTTTCAATTACGTTGATTGGTGGCGCTGGATTTAACGTCGGTTCACCTCAACAGGCAGGTATATCTGAACTTGTTTTGCGTGCAGGTAATGGTAATCCGAAGGGGATTACTGGTGCTTTATGGCAGCGCACATCGACAGGGTTTACAAATTTTGCCTGGGTCAATACATCTGGTGATACTTACGATATTTACGTTGCAATCGGAAATTATGCGACTGGTGTAAATATTCAATGGGATTATACCAGTAATGCCAGCGTGACGATTCATACGTCACCGGCATATTCTGCTAATAAGCCGGAAGGGTTAACGGACGGTACAGTTTATTCACTCTATACGCCATCAGAGCAGTTTTATCCGCCTGGCGCACCAATCCCGTGGCCATCGGATACCGTTCCGTCTGGTTATGCCCTGATGCAGGGGCAGACTTTTGACAAATCTGCCTACCCGAAACTTGCAGCCGCTTATCCGTCAGGCGTGATCCCTGATATGCGTGGCTGGACGATTAAGGGCAAACCCGCCAGTGGCCGGGCCGTATTGTCTCAGGAACAGGACGGCATTAAATCGCACACCCACAGCGCCAGCGCATCCAATACGGATTTGGGGACGAAAACCACATCGTCGTTTGATTACGGTACTAAAACGACCAGTTCATTTGATTACGGCACAAAAACCACAAATAGCGCAGGAGCTCATTCACACAATATACCTGTTGGTCACACTGGCGCGGGGAATGGTGTATCAGCCGGTTATAACGCTGCGTTAGGTACTGGTACCACGTCGAGCGCAGGAGAGCATGCTCACAATGTATATATCGGTGCCCATAACCACACTATCGGCATTGGTGCTCATGCCCATTCTGTCATTATTGGTCCCCACGGACACACCATCACCGTTGATGCTACGGGGAACGCAGAAAACACCGTAAAAAACATCGCATTTAACTATATTGTGAGGCTTGCATAATGACATTCAGAATGAGTGAACAATCACGGACCATAAAAATTTATAATCTACTGACCGGAACCAATGAGTTTATTGGTGAAAGTGATGCATACATTCCACCTCATACAGGTCTGCCTGCAAACAGTACCGATATTGCCCCGCCAGATATTCCGGCTGGCTTCGTGGCCGTTTTCAACAGTGATGAGGCATCGTGGCATCTCGTTGAAGACCATCGGGGTAAAACGGTTTATGACGTGGCATCAGGGGACTCGTTATTTATTTCTGAACTCGGTCCGTTACCGGAAAATGTTACCTGGTTGTCGCCGTATGGAGAGTATCAGAAGTGGAACGGCACATCCTGGGTGAAAGATGCAGAAGCAGAAAAACTATTTCGGATAAGGGAGGCGGAAGAAACAAAAAACAGCCTGATGCAGGTAGCCAGTGAGCATATTGCACCACTTCAGGATGCTATAGATTTAGATATTGCGACGGAGGAAGAGACATCGTTACTGGCTGCATGGAAGACATATCGAGTATTGTTGCATCGTGTTGATACAACAGTAGCAGCAGATATTGAGTGGCCAGTCGCCCCACAATAAAAAGAAAAAGCCATCGATAGAAATATCGATGGCTTTATGTACTCTATTTATACAATACAGCACCGCTCTTTTTAGTTATATATGTGCAGTTCGATGGTATATCTTTATTTATAAAAGACATTGCACCTATTTTTACATTATCCCCAATTTTACGGGATAATCCAATGATGCAACAATTAGCTCCGATATCAACGTTGCTACCAATTTTTACTCTTGAACCAGGTATGTCACCATCTATCTGTCCAATGGTCGTATTCTGTCGTAACACCAGATTTTCACCAGCATCAACAGCAAAATGAACAACAATTCCAGCATGATGGGGAATTGTTAACCCTTTTCCAATATTTGCGCCCAATCCAATTTCGCAACCAAATTTGTTAATTATTTTACTGTTTAACTTCTTGGCTGCTTTCTTATGTAATTTATTACCATTAATATACATTTCGTTAGCCAACCGCCACCAGAAAAGGAAATTCCTGTTACGCTGCTTTTTCTCTCTTAAAAGCCTCCAGATATCCATACGTTTCCGCCGAATTACTTCATGTTTCCAGAAGTTTTTTAAATTAGTAGAGTTCCCAAATAAAACAAAGTGAATTGCCATTAGGTAAGACAGCACGATAATCTCCTTAATTATTATTTCAGACCACACATGTTATAAGGTTAAGAGATTATAAAATCCTGTTGTTTATTATTCAAAAACAATTTTCTGAGAAGGACATACAACAGCAAGTCGCCAGTCACCTTCATCAGGAAATTGGCGACATACGTTAAATCAGAGCAGCCCCTTAACTGAGCTGGCCGCGCTATTAAGGGATGATGTCACCTTATCTTTGAAGCCGGACAACATATCGCTGAACGATGAGGATTGCAGGCGCTCCCGCAAATCCTCATCACAGCGTTCAAGAGTCAGTGAAAATTCTATCTTTTTCGCCTTACCGTAGCGATCAAACTCGGAACGGGTCGTATTCGTTTCAGTCAGTACATACATGCCGTAAATCTGCCCGACACCATCAATCAGAGGCCAGGGCCGTCCTGTATATGCCTGCGTGGTCAGCAATGAAAGCGACACTTCGCCACCTGTAATTTCAGGATAAAGCACGCCGGAAAGCACAATGCGATCATCACCTGCACCGATATACTGCCAGCTTGCTGAACGGTTAACGCGTTCATTTTTCACATGCCGCCAGCTTTTGTTTTGCTGTAACTGCTGATGCGGCAATGTGCGCAGCTCAAAAACAAACATGCCGTAGATCATCATCATGACCATGACTCCTCAATCTTTATCGTAAAAACTGCCACGTCCGGCACGGGCGCGCCGTTCCATCTCTGCCCTGACCATTTCACCGACCAGTTTCGCCAGTTCGCGGGGATTCTGCGTAACAACGTTATGCAGATGAACATGAATTTCACCGCAAAATCCGGAGACAGCAGGCTCCCGGTTACGGGAAGTTGCAGGAACTGATGCCACTGGCGATCGTATGGCCTCCGCCACCGGGCGGGAGCTGGCCGCAACAACAGGGACCAGCGCCGGAGGCAGCGGAGCCGAGACCACGGGTGTGATATTAATTGCGGGGGCAGGCTTACTGACCTGCGCAATCTTCCACTCCTGCCACTCCCCACGAACAGCAAGTGCGCGGGGCAGGTTCTTAAAGACAATATCGCCGGGGCCAATGCGTTTTTTCGTCTCATCAACCAGCTTACCTGTGTTATCAGCAATTTTGCTGAGTCTGCGTAGCGTCCCGGTATTGCTGTCTGTGAGCGGTTTGTTGTCTTTGGGTTTATCACCTCCGGTGCCATTGCCATTTTCCACAGGCTTCGGCGGATTGATTTTCGCCAGGTCCCCCTGAAGCAAGGCAACCTTGTCCTGAAGAATGGCCGCACGCTGTGCGTCTTCGATTTTCTTGCGCGCCCTTTCCGCTTCATCCGGAAGGACACCAAGTTTTTCAAGTATCCACGCCAGCGTATCCAGTAGCATTTTTGCAGGTGTCAGAACAAGTTGTAACGCACCGCCAAGAACGTTACCGAATACCTCGCCAGCACTGGTGCATTTATCCAGCGTTTCCTTGCTGGACTCCATCGGTGACAACAGCGATTTAAACCAGTTAAACACCAGGCTGATCCCGCTTCCGATTGCGTCAAAAACAGGGCCAAACCGTTCAAAGGTTTCACGCAACGGAGTCAGCCTTTCCATAATCCCGCTGAACACCCCGGCAAAAAATGCCCTGATGGGATCCCAGTATTTCCAGATAAGAACGGCAGTTCCGGCAAGCGCAGCCACGATAAGACCAACCGGACTGAACAGCGCCCCGATAGCGCCACCCAGCAAAGAAACAGAACCCGTCACCATTCCCCACAGCGCAGGCAACACCCTGATGACATTCATTGACCGGGTAAGAATGTCGAAACCAAGACGCAAGGTGGCCAGCTTCCCGTAAAGCACCCCAATAACCAGCGACAACGAGCCAATCGTTGCAGTCATTGCCAGCAACGCACCGCCTGCTATCAGTAGCTGGCGCGTCAGTACCGGATGGGCCTGCGCCAGCGAGGTGATTTTTTCAAGCACCCGCGTGAGCCACTGCGTGACAGAACGCAGCGGACCGTCAACCAGATCACTGATGCGAATACGAAGACCTTCCCATGCGCTGTCGAGATTTTTCAGGTCTCCATCAAGATTATCGGCCTGAACCGCCCCGGGAATCC